TTTCCTAAATCAGTATCTACCTGATACTTATGAAAAAGAATTTGAAAGATACGGTAATAGAACGATTTCTTCATTCCTTAGAATGGTAGGAGCGGAAATGCCTACAAACTCAGACCTTATCAAATGGGCAGAGCAAGGTAGGTTACACACAAAATATACAAGCGTAGGTACAGCAGCAATATTAAATGCTGACCAAGCTGTATTTCAGGTAAACGATGCAATTGACCCAGCAACTGCTGAGCAAGTAGTCAGAGTAGGACAAACTATTGTAGTTGTTCAAAACGATGGTTCAGGTCTTAACAAAGCAGTAGTAAGCGCAGTAAACAATGCCGGTGGTGGTAAAGGACAGTTCACAGCTGACTTTTACGAAGCAGGTGGTTTAGTAACTGCAGGTACTGGTGTTGGTAACGCAGATGTTACAGTATTTATTTACGGTTCAGAATTTAAAAAAGGAACAGCAGGTATGGTAGGTTCATTAGAATCTAACGACTTCATTTTCGACAACAAGCCAATCATCATTAAAGATACTTACAACGTATCTGGTTCTGATATGGCACAAATCGGATGGGTAGAAGTAACTACTGAAGACGGTGCTACTGGTTACCTTTGGTATTTAAAGTCTGAGCACGAAACAAGATTAAGATTCGATGACTATTTAGAAACAGCTATGATTGAAGCTGTACCAGCTGAGCAAAACTCAGGTGCTGCTGCTATTTTAGGTAGCGCAGGTGGTGCTGTTAACCCAGGTGCTGGGTCAGACGGTATCTTTTATGCTGTTGCAAACAGAGGAAATATCTGGGACGGTGGTAACCCAACTACCCTAGCAGATTTCGATTCTATCATTAGTAGATTAGACAAACAAGGAGCTATTGAAGAAAATGTAATTTTCGCAAACAGACAATTCATTTTTGATATGGACGATATGTTAGCTGCTCAAAACTCTTATGGAGCGGGTGGTACTTCTTACGGTCTATTTGACAATGACGAAGATATGGCATTGAACTTAGGATTCTCTGGATTCAGAAGAGGATACGATTTCTATAAAACTGATTGGAAATACTTAAACGACCCTACAATGAGAGGTGGTTTACCATCAGGTGCAGGTTCAGGTAAAATCAATGGACTATTAGTTCCAGCTGGTTCTACAAGTGTTTATGACCAAATTCTTGGTAAAAACGCTAAGAGACCTTTCTTACATGTTAGATATAGAGCTTCAGAAACTGAAGACAGAAGATATAAGACTTGGATTACTGGCTCTGCTGGTGGTGCTGCAACGTCGGATATCGATAACATGCAAGTAAACTTCTTGTCTGAGAGAGCTGTATGTACTTTAGGTGCAAACAACTTCTTCTTATTCCAAGACTAGTAATTAATTTTAAGGGGCGTAGCAATATGCCCCTTTTTTAAATTTTAAATTAAATTAAATCAAATGAAAAAAGAAAATACAAGTCCTAAAACGGACACAGTAAAAATTACCCCTAAAAAATCTACACCTAAATTCGTAGATAAACAATATAAACTTACAAGAGAAACACCACCTTTATCTTTGATATTAGCATCAAGGCATACTACAAGGTTTCCGTTGTTATACTTTGATGAAGACACTGGTCTTAATAGACCTTTGAGATACGCAAGGAATCAAAACTCTCCATTTCAAGATGAGCAAGATGATAACGCTATTATCGAGCCTATTGTATTTGAAGATGGATTCTTACACGTTCCTAAAAATAATCAAGTCTTACAAAAATTTATGGACTTACATCCTGGAAAAGGAAGAGTGTTTACAGAAGTAAATAAAGCAAAAGAAGCTGCAGAATTAGTAGAAGACTTAAACTTAGAAGTTGATGCTTTAATAGAAGCTAGACAGCTAACAGTTGAACAGGTTGAAAACGTAGCTAGAGTTTTATTTCAAAATGATGTATCAAAAGTTACAACAGCTGAGCTTAGAAGAGATATTTTAATATTTGCAAAACAAAACCCCGGTGGTTTTATGAATTTATTAAAAGATCCTGCCCTTAAGTTTAACGCTACTATACAAAATATATTAGATAAAAATCTAATACAACTTAGAAATAATAAGAAAGAAGTGTGGTTTAACACAGCGTCTAACAAAAAGAAGATGTGTAATATACCATACGGGGAAGACCCATTGTTTATTATAGCTTCATACTTTGAAAGCGATGATGGTTTAGAGTCATATAAGCATTTAAAAGCGTTAGCAAAAAATTCGTAACTTTACAACTTGTTTAACCCATTAAATTTTTTAACAATGGCAAAATTTTTAAAAGTACAAACTGCAGCAAATGGCAATTTAATTATGCCTGCTGATAAAATGGTAATGGTCTCCACTGGTGGTGGCGGCTTTACTACAACTATAGTTAATTATCTTACTACAGGAGCGTTCGACACCATAACAATAACTCATGGTGCTGATACAGCTAGTGGATATAATATGATAAACTATATTCAAAATAAATTAATTCAAGTTGCTCAAGGAAAATGGTCAGAATCTATTCTTGACATTACTGATGGAGCTCCAACTGTAATCACTAACGTTGTAATCTCATAATCATGAATAAATATTTCAATTTTCCGCAATCAGGAGTTACTACTCCTATCGTATTAAACGCAAACATGGTAGAGTCTATTGAACAGACCTCTACTACTGAAACGTCTTTTTTCTATGCAGGAGCTGCAGCTACTGATAAGGTAACCCTTACACACGCTGCCGATTCAACAGGAGTTGCAATGCAAAACTTTTTTGTAGCTGCTCTAGTAGATTTAATGAGCACGTCTTACACAAATGCGGCGCCAACATTAACGCCGCCTAACGTTGTAACTGGATTAGCTTGGAACTAATAATATAATCCTTCCTTTACTATCGACAAGAAAGCACCCAAATCAGGGTGCTTTTTTATTTTATGTATCTTTGTAAAAAGATTTTAAAATGATAAACTCTGTAAGAAATACTGTACTTGCTATTATCAATAAAAATAACTATGGATATATATCTCCGAGTGATTTTAACTTATTTGCTAAACAAGCTCAGTTAGATTTGTTTGATGAATATTTTATTAATTATAATCAGCAGATTAACGAGGAGAATGCAAGGGTTTCAGGAACAGGTTATGCTGATATTAAACTAGGTTACGAAGAAGTGATAGATACGTTTTCAATCACAGCAACTTTAACACAAAATGCAGGAAATGTTTACTATCTACCTTCAACAACAACAACAGGTAATGATTATTATTTATTAAATAATATTAATTGTTTTAATGGTGGTGTCTATCAGGGAGAAGCAGAAAAGGTAAGTAATAATAAAATTAAATTATTAACTAATTCAATATTAACTGCACCTTCTACATCATATCCTGCGTATACTCAACAAGGAGATTCTATTACTGTGTATCCTTCAAGTTTTAGTGGAGCTTTAGATATACAGGCAGTATACATACGATATCCTTTAGATCCTAAATGGACTTATGTTACTTTGTTTAACGGTGAGCCATTGTTTGACCAGACGCAAAATGATTATCAAGACTTTGAGCTGCCAATTGATGACTCAAATAATTTAGTAGCTAGAATATTACAATACGCTGGAATATCAATAAGAGAGGCTGATGTATTTCAGTTTGGGCAAATAGAAGAGCAACAACAAAATCAAACTAATACATAATTATGAGTTATTTAAATCAAAAAAAATATTACACAAACGATGGAGTATCTCCAACAGATGCTAATTGGGGGTCATATCAATATGTAAGTTTAGCTGACATAATGACAAATTTTGAATTAATGTATGAAGGAAATCATTCGTTGGTTAATAATGAAAATAGATATAAAATATTATTTCACGCAAAAAGAGCAATACAAGAATTAAACTACGATGCTTTTAAAGAAATAAAAGCGTTAGAATTAACAGTTTATGATGATCTTAGGTTTGTACTGCCTTCAGATTATGTAAATTGGGTAAAGCTTTACTTATTTAAAAACAATACCCTATTACAGTTAACTGAAAATATTCAAGTACAATCTGCTACTTCTTATGTTCAAACAGGTTCTGCATCTTTTACTTATGATACAGGGAATAATGTTAATACCGAAGAATCAGACTTAGACACAACTAGAAAAAGCGGAGCTTTAAACAGTATTTATTTAAATCAAAATAATGAAAATGATGTTAATGTAAATTGTGTGGATTGTGAAGGAGATATATATAATTCAAGAATAGGAGCTAGATATGGTTTAAATACTGAAACAGCAAACATTAATCCTACGTTTACTATTGATAAAAGAGCAGGTGTTATAAATTTTGATTCAACTATGGCGAATCAGCAGTGTGTTTTACAGTATATATCTGACGGTATGGAAGATGGCAATAACTCTACAATAAATTATTTGAAGATTATATATATGCATATATTCAATATGCGATATTAAATAGTAAATTTGGGGTACAAGAATATATTATTAATAGAGCTAAAAGAAATAAACAAGCATTATTAAGAAATGCAAAAATTAGATTGAGTAACATTCACCCTAGTAGATTGCTTATGAATTTAAGGGGTGAAAATAAGTGGCTAAAATAAAATGGCAAAAATCCAAAGAAATTTTATCGCAGGCCGAATGAATAAAAGCCTTGACGAAAGGCTTATTCCTAATGGTGAGTATGTAGACGCTTTGAACGTAAGATTAGGTTCAACTGAAGAAACAGAAATTGGTGCGGCAGAAAATTCTAAGGGTAACACTCAAATAACAACACTTCAATATACGGATGGAACGTCCTTAAGTTCTTCAGCTCGATGTATAGGAGCATTTGAGGATGGTGCTAATGAAACTATATATTGGTTTGTTCATGACCCTTCTTTCACTGTAGGCGCTACGGGTAAATTAGATTTAGTTGTATCTTTTAATGTTAACACAGGTTCTCTTTTATATCACGTAATTAGTATTGATAACGGAACAAATGTTAATACTACTTTAAATTTTGACCCAAAATATTTAATAACAGGTGTAAATAAAATA